GGCCGACGTCTCGGTAAGCCAGGTGATCGCCACCGAGCGGTCCTAGCTCAGTATTCCGTGACGGTCATTGCCGGGGTGAGCCGCGGCGTCACGCCTGAGGCGACCGCAATCGACGGCGTAACGGCGCCGGAGAGCAGAAGCTTGCCTGTTCCCGAGGCTGCGGTGCCGATACCGATGTGCGTTATGGTCGCGGTCCCCGCCGTGCAGGTTCCGAAATCGACGTTGGCCAGCGGTGATACCGCGCTGCCGGTCACTGTCCAGGCGCCTGAGCTGCGCGTCAGCCCGACCCTGGCATAGCCGGTGTAGGACGTTTCGTTCTGCGTTTGCTCAGTGGCCGGCGTATCCGTGGGGTCGGCGGTGTGCAGGCTGATGTAGAGCGCCGTCAGCGGAGACGAGGCGGCGTTATCGGCGATGTTGGCGATGGCGACAGCCTGGAACAGCAGCTTCAGCCAGGCGTTTTCGAGGTAGGCGGTTTTTCCGGACATGAGATTCTCCTTGGTAGTGGGGGTGGTTCTGCCTGTGTGAAGTCATTGCTTCCCATTCGTGGTGACTGTCAAGACCACGTCTTTAGCCAGCACGGTTAGCGCGTCTTGCGTCGACCGGCAGATCAAAGAATCTCGAGGCTCGAAAACCGTTGCTGCCTGCTCGCGCACCAGCACAGCGATACGCATGTGTCGCGGTCGACGGTCGCCAAGCGGCTGCGATAGCGAGCGCGACGGTGCGGACCGCGCGGTTTTGGCCTGCTTGGCGAGGATCGTCGCCGCGGGCTGCCGGGTCGTTACTGCGATCGCCGAGGCGCGAGAGCTGACGACCAGCGCGCTACGTGTCGATCGGCAGACCGTGACAGCCGCCTCGCGCACGAACGCGGTTCGTTGTTCGCCGGCCACAAACACGCTGAGCGAAAGAACCCTGCGCCCCCACGCCGCGCTTGCAGATGCAGACGCCGCCGCTGAGCCGGACAGCGCGATGGTTGTTGCGAGGTCGCCACCGGCCTGTGCCTGTGCAAGCGCGGCCCCCGAAAGGTCGGCCGCCAGGCCTGCGAGCACTGCCATCGCCGCGGCCTGCGCGTGCGCCGCGCCTGCCAGGTTTATTTGCACCGTCAGCACGCCGTTGGCGACGCTAATCGCCGCCGCGCTGCCGACCAACAGGGTTTGCGCGTCCAGAGACCCCGCTGCTGCGGCCTGTCCCGATCCGTAACCAGAAAGCGCCACGGCGGTGTCCAGGCTGCCTTCAGCAGCCGCTGACGCCTGCGCTGTTCCGTCAAGCCTAATTTGTATCGTGACTTCGCCTGCCCCGGTTGCCAGAGCCTCTGCGTTCCCGGCGAGAACGATGCCGCTCGACAGCATCGCGGAGGCCGCAGCCTGGGCCTGCGCCTCGCCAGCCATAACCGGAAACGTGGAAAGGTCACCGAAAGCCCCGGCAACTGCCTGCGCAAAACCATCGAACCCGTCGCCCGTGGTCAACATCCCCTCCGCGACGCTTTCATCCGCCGCGAGTCCCGCGAGTTGTACGCCAGAGGACAACCCCGCCTGGGCAGACGGCTGGGCCTGGGCAGCTCCGTGCAGCACGATCTGCGTCCCGAGCGCTCCGGAAACCAGTGCATCGGCCAACGCCTGCCCAGAAACCGAGATGCCCGTACTCAGCCCCGCGGTGGTGACCGCTTGTCCAGCGGCTACTCCCCCGAGGGCGATAGCTGTCGACAGGCTTCCCGTGGCAGCCGACTGCCCGGCAGCCGATCCGAAAACAGGAATGGCGGTGGCAAGCTCGCCGAAAGCAAGCGCCTCCCCAACGGCCGCTCCAGCGAGCCGAATGGCCGCGGCAAGCGCGCCAGAAGCTTGCGCTTGAGAAGTTGCTGCGCTAACGAGGTCGGCCGCCAGCGTTAGCGCGCCCGACGCCTGGCCCTGGCCTGCAGCCGACCCGGAAGCCTGGATCGCGGTAGTCAGCGCTCCGGCAGCCTGTGCTTGCGCAGCCGCAGCACCAGACAAGGTGGCAGATAGCATCAGCGTGCCAGCTGACTGGGTTTGCGCTATCGCGGCGCCCGCGAGTCTGACCGCCCCGGTGAGCGCGGCGACGGCCTGCCCCTGAGCAACGGCGGCACCGGCGAGTTCGGCCGCCATAGTCAGGGCTCCAGACGTCTGCGCCTGGACAGCTACTGCGCCAGTGAGTTTGATGACGGTGGCAAGCGTCCCGGCAGCGATCGCTTGCGCGGCTGCTGCCCCTGCCAGATTGGCCGCCATGGTCAGCGCGCCAGACACCTGCGCTTGCGAAGCCGCCAACCCGGAAAACGGTATCCCTGAGGTTAGCCCCCCTCCGGTTTGTGCTTGCGCGCCGGCCGTACCCACGAGCTGAATCGCAGAGATGATTGACCCTGCGGCCTGGGCCTGGGCGGCCGCCGTCGTGGCCAAACGAACTGTGGCGGTGAGCGCCGCAACGAGCGAAGTTTGCGCGGCTGCTGCCCCTGCCAAGCGAACCGCGGCAGTGAGCGCCCCTGATGCCTGAGTTTGAGCGGCCATTGCGCCGGCCAACGTTGACGATACGGAGATCGCCCCGGAAGCCTGGGCTTGCGCAGCGGCAGCTCCCCCCAGCGCAATCCCTGATGCCAGCCCGCCGGCCGCCGAGGTTTGTGACCCTCCGGCCCCAGCCAGTTTGACGGCCGCCGTGAGCGCTCCAGCTGCCTGAGCCTGGGCGGCTGCGGCCGCGGCAAGCCCAGCGGCCAAAGTTAGCGAGCCGGAAACCAGCGGCTGCGCAGACGCCTGCCCGGCCAGGTTGGCGGATAAGCTCAGAGCTCCTGCGGCCTGGGCTTGTCCGGCGGGTGCCCCTGACAGTCTTACCGCTGAGGTCAGCGCACCAGCAACCTGGGCTTGGGCGGCCGCTGTCGCAGCCAGTTTGACGGCCGCCGTGAGCGCTCCGGCTGCCTGAGCCTGGGCCGCGGCGGCCGCGGCAAGTTTGATTGCCGCGGCGAGCGCGGCAGCAGCTTGCGCCTGAGCAGCGGCCGCTCCGGCGAACTTCACCTGTGTCGTGAGCGCCCCGGCTGCCTGGGCTTGAGCTGTCGCCGAGCCAGGTAATCGGACTCCCGAGGTAAGCCCGCCGGCAGCCTGTGCCCGGGCTGATGCTGCCCCTGCAAGGCGCAAGGCCGTGCCCAACGCGCCGTTGGCTGCGGCGACCGCTGCGCCTTGCCCTGTGAGACGTATCGTCGCCGAGAGAACCCCGTTTGCGGAACTTATCCCGGTGAGCTGCCCTTGCAGCACGTTGCCCGTCGACAGGCTGCCGAATAGCTGCGCAAAGGCCTGCGCCGCACCTGTGAGCGCAACGCCGGAGGACAGCCCTCCTGCCGCTGCTGAAGCCCCCGCCGCCGCTCCGGTGAGCACGTGTTGCGCCGCCAGCAGGTGGGTGATGGCCTGCGCCCCGACAAGCCCCGACCAATCCGCCAAACGCTGCCCGGCTGTGGCTCCTGGGGTTCCCCCCGCCGTGACGGTCTGCAGGTGTGCGAGCGCCGAAACTCCGGACTGCCCGGACAGATCAGCGAGGCGCTGCCCAGTGGTCGTCACGGCAACACCTTGGCCCACACCGCGTCGGCAATTTCCTGGAGAGTGTAGACGTTGCCCGCAGGCGCAGTCAGAATCCCGGAAGCCGAAGCTGCAGCCGACAAGGCGCCGCTTAGCGACACTTTGGTGGTCAGGACGCCGTTGGCCAGACTGACGGTGACCGCCTGACCGGAGAGCTTCACGCCCGCCGAGAGCGCTCCACTGGCCGCAACCTGTGCCAGCGCAGCGGCAGAAAGCTTGACCTGGGCAGTCAGCACCCCTCCCGACACGGCGGCCGCCGCCGCGGACCCCGCAAGTGCAGCGGCAGGTCCTTGCGTACTGAAGGGCAAACGGCGCCTGACCGGCTCGAAAATTTGCCAGGGATTGCGCGACAGGTCACGAGCAACCTCCACGGGCACTTGTCCGCGCATCGCATGAACGAGGTAAGTCTCGCCGGTGCTGATGTTGTAGTAGCTGCCGTGCGCCAGTGTGGAGATGTCAAACTCAGCAGTGGCGAGCGACGTAACCGTGCCGGTAGTGTCCTGCTGCTTTCCGTCACGGAAGTAGCGGATTTCCCCATTCGGCAAGACGTGAAACACGTACCCTGCTTTCGTGGCCAGGTCGTTGGTCGCGAAGAAGTCATTTTGCCCGGTCGAATAGACCAGTCGCGCATACGTCGTTTGCATATATACGTTGCGCGCGGCGGAAGACGACACCCCGTTTCCAAGGACCGTCGAAGCCGCCCCGAGGTTGGCCGCCACGAACAGCAACAGGAACCCATCTCTAAGCGCGTAGTTCTTTGCAGCCGGGACATAAAGCTTGGCAGCGCTCGCATTATTCCACCAGCCAACGTCCGTTCCGCTGCGCACGACGCTGATGCCGCTGGGCAGAATGAAGGGCGTCTGTGTTGGATACCACGTGTCCCCGGCAAACTGTGGCTTAACCATCTGCGGCCCCGGGGGCTGCTTGGTCCAGGCGCTAGCGAGCGCAATGACTCCCACTAGGGCCCCTGTCTATTGCGGGCGGTGGGTCACAAGACGAGCGCGTACGACGATGTTTCGCGACGCGGCCTGCGGGCACGATACGCCGACGAGGAATGCCTTCGCCCCCGTACGAAGCGCAGCGCTTCGGCAGGCCGGGTCTTCGCCGGGGGTGTAGGTGTCCAGACGAAATAGAAACTCGGCGTGTTTCGGCGTGGCGTAGTCGTCGCCGGTGTCCCCGAGAATATCCCCCGTGCTGTAGGCGACGTAGACGTCGCAAACGTCACCGCTTGCCGGCGTGCCGGCGTTGTCGGCGTTGACCTGCAGTTCGGCTTCCCAGTCTTCGATGTTGAAGGAAACGGCGTCCGACCAGACAACGGTCGCGCTATTCACGGTTTTCGACGAGGCCGCTGACCAAGCGACCTGCGTTTCGTTGCGTGACGATGCCATGACTTACTCCCAAGGGCCGCGCATGGCGCGAGAAACGTCAGCGGCAGCGACTGGAGCAGGGACCTCCGCCATCGCTTTAACGGCGACAGCCTGCTCAGCTGTAAGCAGAACGCCGACAAACGAGTCGATGGCCGCGCGGATCGCCGGGTTACCGATGTCGAAAGACGACCGAACCAGCGAACGCCAGGCCTGGCGAGCTACGGCATGCGTGGCGATTTCGGCCGGGGTGGCGCCGCCCGCCGGCGGCGTGTTTGCCAAGGTCTCAAGGTTGTAAATGAACAGAGGCCCTTCCGGAATGCCCAGTGCCACAGATACCTCTCCGTCATTGACCTGGCGGGGAACTACGGTGGCTCGCCCTGCGCTGATGATCTCGGCGATCGCTTGGTCGTCGGCCTGGGCAGTTGCCTTACGCACCGGATCGGTACCGTCATTAACGAACGGCGCGCAGGCAGCGGCTCGCGGCCCCGAGAGAATCTCGGTTTGCAAAGCCTGGTAGTCCATCAAACCCCCCGTACAGTGGAAGCCTGTGCCGCGGAGAACAAGCCCTCGAAGGTGAGCGTCCCCGGCGAGGCGTAGGTGCCGGGGCCGGTCGCCAACAACATCTCGGCACGCGTGGCCGCGCGGCGCAGCGAATCGTGCAACGCCGTCTTGATGGTGTTCTGCGTCCCGCACAGGGCGTCGATCGCCTCGGTAACCTTCGGATCAGTAGGAGTCACACTTTCGCTGAAGAACCATAGCAGCGAGTCACGCTTGCCCACCGTCAGGTTGTCCAGCTGGGCAATGCCTTTGACGATCGCGGCGCGCGCTTGCTCCGTGCTCAACACAGGCAACCAGACCAGGTAGCCCGCCTGCGACGCGTTGAGCCAGTTGGCAAGCGCCTGATCGTCGCCGTTGCCGATGTAGGCGGCTGCCGTTGGGTCAGCAACGGCTGCCGTCTTGAGCAGCTGCAGCTGTGATTGTGTCAGTGCCATGGTTGCCTCCTTAGTTGTCGATCTGGACAGACAGCGCGCCGATGGCGAAGCTCGGCGCAGCGTCGCCGTTGTTGATCGTCTTCGGAATGGTCAGCGCCTCTTGGATCAACAGGTTGCCGCCGGACGACGCATCGTAAAAACCGAAGTGCGTGACCACCCCCCAGTTCGCCGTCGGCGCCGGGAAGGTAATCGCAATCGCGTTCTCGGTCGTCCCATCCGTGCCCGTGCTGGCGCCCGTGGTGTTGCCCTGGGTATTGTTCCAAGAGGTTGTCGCCGCGGTGACCGCGACGCGGGCGTAGCTTCCGCCCGAGACTTCTGTGCCGGCCGCTGAATCGCTCGGAGCCGCGGTGAGCAGGCCGATATACATCGTTGCCGGCGGCGAGTAGGCCTGCGCGCGCAGGAGCCAATCGATGATCTTGTTTTCAAGGTAGTTGGTGAGCGCAGCCATGTGTGAATCTCCAGAAAGTTATTTCGGTGGAATTTGCGTTGAAGAAGGCGCGTGACCGTTCCACCAATACGTAGCCACGGCGCGAAGAGCCCAAAGGAGGACCAAGAGCGACCCCGATTTGAGTTGCTCGGTCATTGCGTTGTCGCCTCTTTTTCGACCCGCCTCACCCGCCCATACAGCAGCCGGGTGACGATCGGTTCGACATCCGGGCTGACCAGCTCGAGGTCATACGTCCCGGAGCGCCAGTCGATTCCCGCCGTATCTGCAGCCGACATGATCAGGGTAATGGTGTAAAGCGTTTCATTGATCAAGATTCGCCCGTTAGCCGTACTCAACCGGAGCAGTTCTTCAAAGTCAATGACGTTACCCGCTGAATAGCTGTGCCCCGCCCGCCATTCATACTCCGGCGTCCCGGCAGTTGTTTCTGCCCACTCCACAGTGCCGTCCGTACCGGCAGCCTCTGGTTTGACGTCCCCCGATACCCCGTCCAACGTGCAAACCAGAAGGTTCTCCGTGCCGAGGGTACGCTTGACGCTCATTCGCGCGGTGAAACCAGTCAGGTCTTTCGGGGTGTTGTACTGGATGAAGCCCCCCGATACGTAGGAACGAAGCCCGGCCGCGTTCAGCCCGTTGAACTCGACCGTGTTGGCGTCGATCACGGTTACCTGGTGATAGTCTTCGTCCCGCAAATTATTTGGATCGGGCGCGTTCAGCTCAATTGGCCCTTTGATGCCGGAGAGCGCGGCGCGCCATCCGTCCGGGATACCGTGCCCCGGGACCGTAAAACGCACTGGCGCGGTCTGCGGCATCGCGGAAATCGCGCGATAAACGACCGGGGGGACTTCCCACCGCAGTGCGAGCGTGAACGTCTTGCCTTGCACCAGCACCAAGTCTTTGAACATGCTCACTCAGAACTCTCCGATGTCGTATTCCTGCTCGAACGACCACCGTTCGTTGAGCGCTCCAACCGCGGGCCCGAATTCTGCGGTAAATTCCTGAAGGGCCTTTTCCGCCGCCCGCGCGTCGAAGTTATCCGGGTCTTGCGTTTCGTAGGTACGATACTTGACCCACTCAAGCAGTCTCAGATGGTATCGCGGCGCAATCTCAAGCTCGCCACGGGCGGTCAGCGGGCACAACGGTTCCCGCACAACCGTCTGTACGAGGGTGTCAGCCGTCTTCGACGCCGGGTGTAGACGTAGAGCGTCCGTCTGCCAATCGACTACGACGTAACGCGGGACGCCGGCAACCGCCCGCTCCCAGCCAGGCTCTCGGTCATCGAGTTCTCGCGTACGAATCGGGCACAACGGCAGAGAGCCGGACATCAGTCGCGCCCGCCGCAAACGAATCACCCGGGGGTCAATGTCGACAATGGCGGTATTGGCGGCCACATCGACCACGGCTACTTCGCTCGTTGAATCGACCAGCAAGTGTGCGCGCCGAGCAGCCTCTATCTGCGCTTCTTCCAATCGGTATAGGAAGGCTTCCGGGGAGCACAACGGTTTGACCAGGACGGTATCCCCGGTCTGAATGCGGTAAATCCGCTCGAGCGCGTCGATTCTCATGCCGCCACCAGGTCAACCGGTGCGCGAAAGACATCCAGCGCCGTGAATACGTCGCCAGGGTGAATCTCGCGCTGGCACGCCGCCGCGCCGGTCTCTTCATCCTGCTGGCAATGGTCCCAGCTATAGTGCAAACGGTGGCAGGGATAGCACCGGGTGCTCACGGGAGTCAGCGCCGCGGTGTTCTGCCAGTGTTTGGTCAAATTCTCGGGGGATGAGTGCGAAAGCAGAACGACCTTGCGGTTCGGCTCAAATGCCACAGCGTTGAGCACCCCGGTTTCGCAACCGATGACGCAATCCGCCGCCTTGGCCAACGCCAACGTGTCTCGGATGGCCAACTCACCAGACAGCCGGACAACCCTTTCCTCGTTCTCCCACCCCTGCTCAAGCAATTTGCACGCTTCGTCACCGACCAGAAAAATGCGGCACTCGGGGTATTCGAGCAGAATTCTCGCCATGACCACGTCCTGCCCGGGGTAAAACTTGTGACAAGCAGAACCGGAGAGCGCCCACACCACGTTCAGTCCCCCCGGCAGCAGGCGTGCTCGCGCGGCCTCTGTCTCTTCCGGGGTGGGGTAGAACCGGGAGTCGTTGCGATACGGAACCTGCGCCAACTCTGAGGTGAATTCCAGGTAGTTCCGGTTCATCGTGGCATGCCGGACACTGAACGGCCAGGCGTGGTTGGCCCGTCCTGGCATGGCGATCAATGTCCCTTCAACCGATTCGCACAGATTCACGAACCGGGTAAAGCGTTTGCTGACGTGCGCCCAGAATTCCGGCAACCAGTGGTTCGGGACCTGGTCCGGGTCCTGGATGAACCAGTCATCGATGTGCGGGTCTTCCCGGAGAACCTCTTGCCCTCGGGGCGTCGTCATCATGGTGACGCGGTACCCCTGCCGACGAAGCGCTGGCAAGACGTTCGCGGCCTGCAGCATGTCCCCGAACCCCCCGTACCGCACGACGCAGACCGTACGTTTCGGGACCGTTTGCAAGTAGGACTTCAGCGCCCGGGTATCCGCGCGCTTCTGGAATACCTGCAGGAAGGAATACTCATTCGCTTGCGAACGGACTTCGTTCACCATCAAGTCCCAACCGTAACCGGTTAGCGCGTGCGTGATGTCCTGTGGCAGGAAATCATGTTTGTGATCGGGATTGGCCCCCGGAGTACCGATGTTCGGGTAGAGGCCCTTGTGGGGCAGATACAGCACCAGGTAGCCGCCGACCCTGATACAGCTCCACCAGTCCCGGAGCGCCGCGCGGTAGTCCTCGATGTGCTCCAACAGATGCGAACTGAATATAGCATCGCAGCTCTCCGGCTCGATGCTCTCAGAAAGCCTGGAGCAGTCCTCGACAACCAGATCAGGGCGCATCTGGATACCGAACAACTCGGTATCCTTGCAATTGTCCACCCCGACGAAATGCGGGTAGGCTTTCTCGGGGCCACATCCGAGGTCAAGAACCTTGCCGCGGGTAAATGGGACGATGTCCCATCGCACCTTCGCGGCCTCGTTCCCCTGTGGGTCGTCGGCACGCCAGACCATCAGGCCAGCAATTGCGCGGCGAGTTGATCGTCCCCAGCGGGGGCCTCCGAGACAACTTCTGCCGCGGTTTCAGCCCCCTTCTTGCGCTTTGCAATGCGGGCTGCCGGGGGCTCGATTTCCCGCTCGGCGGCGTCGAAGTTGCGCCCGTCCTGGGTGAACCGAATACCGTTGGATTCCCCCCAGACTTCACCGAAGGGTTTGCTGCGATCGAGCGTTTTCGCCATTGTCATTCCCCCTGCTTCGCGCTGCCGGACGCGCCGTTGAACGCGTCCCCGGGGGTATTTCCGGCAGCCCGGCCGTATTCGGCACGCGGACGCGCGGTCAAGGCGTCGCTGCCGGTGCCCTCGATGCGTCCCATCGTTTGCGTGGCGTCGCAGCTGAAGTCAACCCCGTGCCCGGCCAGGACGCCCGTATCACAGCCGCGGTACGGCATGTCCTTGGTATCGCCTTGCAGCTCGCCCGAGGGAACGTAATCCCCCTTCATCGTTGCATTCATGTCGTTGTCCTTATCGGTCCCAACCATCCGGGCGCGGCAGGAAGCCGCCGGCCGGGGGCGGCGAGACAATGAAAAAATCAAAAGGGGCCTCGGCCTTCTCCGTATTCGCGTCAGTGAAGCCCCGGGCAACGTCGTTCGTCGAGGCCCCGAAAAGGGTTTCTCCCCCAAACAGCGTTTTCTCGGAATTCATTTGCGGTCTCCTTATCGAAAGGGCCAGGTTCAGGAAGCTCCATTTACCCATACCCCCGCGTAACTGCCAGGCAAGAAAAAGCGGCCCGAAGGCCGCTCCTCTTTCTGCTGCCGTGCAACGGTTAAGCTGCACTCGCCCACTGGATGGCCCGCGCCTGCGCGGCAACGGTATGCACCAGGCCGAAGCCTCCGACGTAGTACCAGGCAATGCCCCGTGACCGGCCGAAGTCAGTCGGAATCTTGCCCCGCATTTCCTCGGGAACGGCGATACCCTCGGCCACCGTGTCGCCGCCGAAGAAGTGCGCCTGGTTCGACTTGCCGTTGGTCCAGCCGGCCTTGGCAATGTTGGTCTGCTCGACGAACCGGATGTCCTCGTAACGACCAATCTCGCCGGACGCGATCCGGGCATACCCTTCGGAGGTGTACTTGTGCAACTGCTCGAGTTCGTCCTTGAACCCACGGAAAGTCGACGGATGCCCGATGGCGAAGTAGTCGTCGCCCTCGTACGGCGGGACGTTGCGTTCCTTCAGCAAGTCGGAAATCAACTTGACGTGCGCCGTACCGAGGGCAACGTTGTTGGTGCCGGTGACCGTGCCGTTGGTGTACAGCGTAACCGCCGTGGTGCTTGTTCCGCCCGTCGGAATGAGCTTCAGCGGCGTCAGGGCAAACTGGTCGTACGCCGCCTGGTCGAAGGCCTTCTTGGCGTCGTGACGAAGAACCTTGTTGATGATCTCCTTGACCGGGTGCGCACTCAGGTCGTCGAGCTTGCCGGAGTAGGGCACCGAGTTGCCATACTCGGTGAGCGTCATCGTGCCCTGCGTGATCGTGAAATTGGTTTCCGGCATCGCTGTGGTTTCGACCAGCACCGTGCCCTGCGCAGCGACGTTCGAGTAAACGTTCCAGTGGAAAGTATCCCCCTTGCCTTTGCCCTGTCCCGCCGCGTCCTTGACGTCGGCGAACTGCCGGTACTTGCACATCGGTTGCACTGCGTGCCGCAGCACCTCGGACAAGTTCGGGCTCCACATGTAGCCCCCCAGCGTACTGGTGAGCCAGATTTGACCAGCCATTGCGTATCTCCTAAATCAAAAAGTTGGTTATCGCTCCGCGCGGACCAGATTCATGGTCTGCCCCATCCGCCCGGCCGCGATTGCGGCAATCGTCGATGACGGGGTGTCCGGCAAGCCGGCAGCGGCTGTCGGCGCGGTTGCTTTGGCCGACGGGACACGGTCCCGGTCAGCTTTTCGCATCAACTTCTCGTTACGTGATTCGCCCTGCGTATCATCCTGGCGCCCGGGTTTTTCCAGCCCCAGAGAGGCATACACCTCCTGGGCGGCTTCCAGCATGGCGGCTGGTCGCGTGGCCCCGGCAGCCATTTTGCTGTTGACCTTGATGGCGGTCAGCAGCTCGACGTCCGGAGAGGAAATGATTTTCGGGTAGTCCGACTTGATCGTAGCGAGTGCGGTATCGACCTCGATCTGTTGCTGCACCTGCTGTTGCACGCGCGACGCGATGGCGGCGTATTCCGCCTCCCCGAGTGCTTGGGTAGGCGAAACGCCGCCCTTGCTCTGCTCGAATGCGCGCGCGAGCGCTTTTTCGGCGGCCGTATGGTCGCCTTCATAGATGGCCGACAAGGCCGTCTTGATGTGGGTTTCGACACCCTCCGGAGATTGCACAGAGGACTGCCCCGGAGACGCATCCCCGGTTTCCGGAGCCGCTTGCTCCGGTGATCTCATCGTCTGTTGCTTGGCTTCGTTCAGCAGACGGGTGGCTTCTTCCAGCCGCCGATCGGCCGCCGAACCCTTCTGGTAGTTGCGCAAGACGTCTTCGAGCGGGACTTCCAGTTCCTGGCCGTCGACTTTGACCCGGACCTTGCGCCCCGCCGGATCGTTGATGACTTCGTCCGACAACTGCGCCTGGATTTGTTTCTCGTTAACCGAGGTTTCCCCGCTCTCGGAGAGCTCTTCGGCGTCAGTTTCCTCTTCCGCAGCATCGAGCGAGAGGCCCAACTCCTCGGCGCGCTGACGGTTGCTCTGCGCCGCAATGGCCTCCATTGCCAGGTCACGCGGGCTTCGTGGCCGGTCGGTTGAAGTCGCCTGCTGTGCAACGTTCTCGTCAGCCGGCACGCCCTCTTCGAGGGTAGCGTCGTTCGTCGTGGTCATGTCTCTCAGTCCTGCGTCCGTTCATCCAGCAGCTCTTGCTGCGCGTTTTCACCTGTCATGATGGCTTCCGCCAACCAATACTGGACCGACTCGGCCCGGTAAATCCTGTTCTGGAGGTCCCGAATGGCTTTCGCGTCTTCGGGGTCCGTCGTCTTGAGCTTCTCGACAGCCTCTTCGATTTCGCCTTCCGCCCGCCCTACCAGGAACTTTCCCAACGGGCTGCCGAGAAAACTCTCAGCCGACAAACCAAGCTGAACGGCGTCATCAAGTACAGTCATTCCCGTCACGGTGCCACACCCCCACCAAACTGCACCCCGTCAGCTTCCGGGGTCTCGATCCCCTGCTTTGCCCCCGCACCCGGCGTAGCCGGGAACATCGGGCTGGTGTTGCCGCTTTCAGGGACGTCAATCGGGCCGACGGCAGCCGCTTCCTGTGCCGCCGGGGCCAGTCCCGGGCTTCCCGGGCTTCCTACGGCTTCTCCGGCGGTCATTGGCAGATTGGGGTCGATACCGGGTGGCGTTGGCTGAGTGTACCCGGACGCTTCGAGAACCTTGTCCGCGATCGGCGCCACCTGGGGAACTGCGGCAATAACCTCGGCCGTCTGAATGGCGGAATACGCCGCCCCGACACCGGTGGCCACTTTCCGCGCCTTGTAGAACTCGGCTTCTTCTTCGAGTTTGCGCACCGTCGCCTCGGTAACCGCTTGCGGGTGTTTGGCCTCCAGCTGTTGCTGCAGCGAAGCGATCTCGTTGCGCAGCGTGGTGATTTTCGGGTCCTCTCCGGCGTCCGGGTTGAAGAACTTGCCGCCGTTCTTGTGCCCAAGCGCGCCAAAGATTTCCTTGATGATCTGGGCGGGATCGACCCCGAACCGTTCTAGGGTGCCGTCTTCCAGGGCTTCGCGGATGCCCCTTACCGCGAGCAGAAGGTTATTGATTCGGCTGTTCGGGCTGGTCGTGCCCATGCCGACGTCGACCGTGATGGTCAGCTCATTGCGCAGCAGATCATCGGTAATGGCGTCCACCCCAAAACGCTGGAGATTGGCCGCCTTACCAGCGAGAGCGAGGATTTTCTCGTCGGTCTCGTATTCCTGCTCGAGCAAGGTAAGTTGTCGCAGCACAGGCTCGACCCACGTTTCGACGAACGTTTTCAGCCGGTAGTTGGACAGCTGATTGGTGTTGTCCGTCAGCAGATTCATGCCGCCGACCGTTTCGTTCAGTCGCCTGTTGCTCTGCACACTGCTGGCCGAGAACGTGCCCGCTACGTCATCCATATCCAGGTTGAGCCGGTCTTGTTCCTGGTAGCTCGAGGCTGTCACGTCCGGGGTATCAACGATCCTCACATCCCCGTCCGGGTCGAGCATCATGGTTACCCCGGACGGAGTGTTGCGGGTCAGGCTGCGAATATCGACTTGTTTGTTGCGACGCACAAAATACCGCTTGTTCATCGCGAACTTGACGTTGTCGATCCGCTGATTGGTGATCTCGTTGATCTCCTCCTGCAACGCCCGCATCAGGCGAACATCGCCGGGGGAATACGGCCGATGCGTCTCGATGACCGTCCGGCCGAACACATAAGGGCGGCGGCCATGCGCATACTTGGTGTGCAAAGGCACCGGTATCGACAGCACTGCCGAATCCCCCAGGGTGTAGTAGAGGTAATCGATACCGTCCAGTTCGACAACGTACCGGCGGACCCACACCAGGGAGAACTCGGTGATGTTGGTTTCGCGCGTCGCGAGCGCTCCGTCTTCCCTCAACGCCTGCGTGCTGTCGTACGACAGTGCCTCGCTTTTTAGCCTGTCGTCCGGCATGGGCAGCCATTTCGGCTCCTCGCCGGCAGGTCCTTCCCGCATGCGACGCTTGATGTCCTTCAGGTACATAGGGATCAGCTCGATCAGATACGGCGAACTGTTCACCGGGTCGTACCAGGACGCGGCGGGGTCGAAGCGGAAATTTTCCAGCGGTACCAGTTCGATAACAGGCCGATCGATACGTTTGACCGGATCGAACTCCCAATCCTGGTGACTGATTACCGCCCCCGTGACCATGGCGTCCTGATAAGCGCCGATCACCAGTAGAAACCAGGGAATGGTTTTCTGCAGACGATACTCGAGCAACGCCTTCATCGCCTCAGCCGAGGCTTGTTGCAGGGGGTCCTGCTCGTCCTCGGCATTCACTGAAACCGTATCGAGGGTCGAGAAGAACGCCTCGGCGGCGATCGCTTCGTTCTTGCGAATCGCCGAACGAGTCTTCGGACGGAACAGGCGCGACCGGTGGCGATAGGCTTCAGCCAGGTATTTTGACCCAGCCGCATGCTTGGACTGAAACATGCGAATGTCCTGCTCCATGCGCTGCCGGACATTGGCGTCGAAATAGTCGGTGCTGCTGGAATACGCATCGCGCGCAAGCTGCATCGCACGGGAAATAGTTAGCGTCATCGCGTCTTGTCCCCGAGAATCTCGCCGCGCCAATTCCTCGGGAGTTCCTGAATCTGTTCTTCGTTGGCTGCACCCCGGGATAGCCGATACCGTTCGAGAATTTCTCCCCCGGCCCGCGTCACTCGAGCGAGGAACTCGCTCATCGAGTACATCTTCGTCAGCAGTAGCCGGTATCCGTAGTCCCCGGAAAGCGTCAAGTTGCGAATATCCGCAATCCCCTGGTCCCCTTGCACGGCCACCGCCCACATGTGCCCCGGGTATTTTCGGTGCAGGGTGTCCGCCATCTCCTTCGCCAACACCAGGTCGTTCGCCGGAATGTCAGGCGCCTCAGTCGTTATACCGCTCATCAAACCCACTCCGGTTCCGTCAAATCCTGTTCAAGGCGAGCTTTCTCGTCATCGCTCAGCCAGAGGTACTCCCGTTGAGACACGACCATCTTGATCGGCTCGGGGAGTGCGTCGTAATCGCTATTGCCCTGGGGCGAGGAAGCGTCGGCCATTGCTGAATTCATAGCTGGGTTCCCTGGTGTCGAACGGCTCCCCTTGCTGCGCCAAAGCGGCGCCGGTTTCCTCCGACCACAAACGCTGGGACGCCGAAATTCCTGCCCCTGGCGGGAACGTCAGCGGCGTGTCTTCTGTTCCGCTCATCGGGCGCCCTCCTCGTATTTGGCAAGGTTCTCCCGCGCTCGCTTCACCAGGAGCATTTGCGCAACGAGCGCGGCTTCGGTCTCCCGCTGCTGCCGGGAAATCTCTTTCAGGCGGGCCAATAGCCGTTCTTCCTCGAGCTCTGCCTGCGCCACGTCAATCAGGGCCCGTTCAACCGGGTCCCCCGCCGATACAGCAACGCACTCCCCGTCCGTAGCTCCCAAGGGGGCCCCCGCCACAAAGCCCTGCGGCAATTTTGGGACAAACCAATTCAGCCAAGCATCAAACCCCATCCTCGAAAGCCTCCGGTTCAAGCTCGCGCGTGTCGATAACGATCGGCGGCACAGCATCGATGTCGTAAATGCGACTGACGGCATCCAGCATGTCGTCATGCGCCGCGAACGGGAAAACGAGATACTCGTCAAGAAGCGCCTTGTTGAGGGAGTAGAGGTCCCCGTTATGGTCTCTTCGACGAGTCGGCGTGAAGATGCGGAAAGCCTGCCCCTGCGCCCGCATTCGGGCCTGGGCGCGGGTCTCTGTCTGCGTCACTTCAGCCAGGAAAAACCGGCCCTCACGAAAATCAGGCTCGAGCCGCTGTATCCGGTCGATCTTGGCCCCGGGCCCTTCGCGCGGCCAGGCCAGCTCGACAACCTCAAAGGAATCCCGATCCCGGAGCATCTGCTCTTCGAAATACTCGAGGTCAGAAGTCGAGCCGTAGCGTTCATACCCTATCCGTACCTGCTGCACTCCCGGCATATTCATCCAGTGGCGCCGGAGCCCTCGAATCGCGGAAAATCTCTCGGTCAGCCCCATCTTGTGCCGGTACCCGTCAAGCAGCCACTTGTTGCCCGCCGCATCGAGGCCGATCACTGCGATAGCGGTGCTGTCGCTCCCCTTTTTTCTGGAACTGGCTGGATCGCACAGGATGTAAACGTTCAGAGTTGTCGGGCGAACATCCTGGAAGCGCAGCCACGCAGGCAGGAAAATCGTTTCATTGCCTGCTGCCGGGTTCTGCAACATCTGTGCGGCCAGAACAGAACTGATCTGCCGCTTACGCTTTTCCGCCCATACCTCGGGCGTCAGAAATACCGGTTTGCCGTCCGGCTGCCCGTTATCGGTGGCCGGATAAATCCGCGGGATCACGGCGCCCATATCAAGCATTGCCTGATAGGTATCGGCAAACGAATACCTCGTACCGATGTGCCAGGCGCGCGCTTTGCCGTCTTCCCCGCGCGCCCCGAGGTTGTCCGACAGCGACCAGGCGACCGTCGTCTTATTGACCATCTCGGGGGATGTCACCGACTCCAACGTAACTACGTCGTCATAGATACGCAAGGCGAAGTGCGCACCTGTCGGCTGCCCGTCGACCAGTCCATGCGCCTCGATGGTAGCCTCTTTCGGATTGGCCTTTCGGCGCACGACCAGCCCGCCGTCCTCCGACCATCGGGGGGACTCCCGTCGGGGGTCTGCGAACAAGATGTCAGGAAACAGCCCTTGCAGTTCTGCGTTTGATTCAAGCTCGTATTTGATCTGCCTCAAAAATTTCCGAGCAACCGGCTTATTGAAGCTGAATATCCCGATCGTGATTTCCGGATCGAGCAGCACTTCCTGGATGGCCCCGGCAAACGTGATCAGAGAGCTTTTGCCGTGCTCCCTCGCCCAAAGGTCCAGGTATCCGTCCGGCGCCGCTTCTACCTCGCGACAGCGGGCGTACAGCCACGGGTGCAGCATGTCCTTGCGCTTTAGGACGTGGGCGATCAGGAAAAACCGATCAAACCTCGCCAGATCACGCGCTACCAGGCCCGTACGGTCCAGCCGCAGCATATCCAGCCAAGCGGCCTGTATCCGTTCGAACGGCAACGCCTGCAACAGCGCCAGGCTCTTGTCGTCAAGCAGCTCAGGTACTGTGCGCACGCAACCGTTCCTGCAGTGCCGAAGTCAACGACGCGGCGGCCTCCGGGGTGAGCGTCATCGCCACCGGGCCGCCGTTTGGCCCCACGTGCGTGAAAGTTTCCTTCAACAACCCGAGATGTTTGAGGCAGTTCGTGAGCGCCGCGTTCTTGTCAAAAATGCGGTATTTGCGGATGTGTCCGACAAACCGCCGTGCTTCGCCGCTGCCCTCGTAAATCTCCTGCACGTCGAGCACAGAAATCGCCGCGACGGTATCGTCATCGAGCTCATGAATGGGTTTCGGGGAACCGTCAGGATTGAACAGCTTGCGAGGATCGAAAAAAGCCAACCTGGCCAGCTCTCGCAGCGTCTTGTCAGCATCAACGGCGATCCGTTTGGCCCTGGCCTCGAGTTCCTCGGCGATCCATGCCTGCACCTCGGGCTTGTTGAACAGGCGCGTCCCTGCATTCTTCGCCCCGCGCGGGGCAAACCCCGAACGAATGGCCGCCTCCTTGAGATTGAGGTCAATGGCGTACTCGAGGGCGAACCGACGATAGCGATCTTCTGTGGAGGGTCTCATAGGGGTTAAACCCTACGACACCCCCAGCTAACTGCACCCTAGTCCGTAGCCCAGAGCGTCTGTTTTGCGGCCTCGATTGCCCCGATCATTTCTAGGCGGGAAACGTTGGCGCTGTGCGAAGGGTGAATAACTCCCCCTCTCAGCCCGAGAACCACAACCGCCTCAAACCCTTGTTCAGCGGCAGCCAACAAGGTGTCTTTCGCGGCTTCGCAATAGGTCTCGTTCCTTGTCTGGATGATTCGCAACCCTTGCGTCACCCCCTGCCGCTCCCTGCCTGAAACTCGAAATCCTCTTCCTGCCCTGCCGGTTCCCGGTAACCGCAGACCGGGCAGCACTTCTTGGCAGGCGGACCATCCATAAGCGTTTGCTTATTTACGCTAGCCCTCTCCTCGCCCTCCCGCTCTATAAGCGTTTGCTTATATTCTTTCGAGCTCGCCCCGGGCATCACATGCTCCCGTCCAACGGTATCCGTCCGAACAACAGGTCAAAGATGCCCCTCCACAAAGGCCGCGGCTTGATCGGGGAAGGAAGGTCATGTTGCTCTGCCATCAACACCTCATGCGTCGCCCTCAGCTCGGTAATGGCGTGCGCCAGGAACCGGTTCATGCCGTCCTGGCTCAGGTTCATCACCGCGCTCACCCCGGTATCGCTGATCACATCCCCCGTCGCCTCGTCGAGCACTTTGGTATTGAACCCTATGGCGTATCCGCCGAACTCGACCTCGGGCTCTCGCAGCACAGCCATGGTTGTCGCCCGGCAGCTGTCTGCGATGAACGCCTTCATGCTTTCCCCGACCCCAGTGAACTGAATCGTGTCGGAAATCAGCAACTGCCACCCTGCCGCGGCAACCGTCAGCATCCGCCAGACCTTGGTGGTTACCTGAATCGTATATTTCACCCCGTCACCCTCCTGTCGTAGCTTCTCGCCGGTTTATCCGTGGGGGGCAGCATCAATACGCGAGGCATCGCCCAGACGGGCCAGCTGCCCAAGTCGATCTGCTGCTCGACCAGTTGATAAAGTTTGGTTTCTCGCGGACGGTACCGGCGGTCCCGCCAGCAAACGACCCGCAGACGCACCATACCGCGGGCCACCAATCGAGACAGCGCCCGCGCCGTGCTGCGCCAGGGCCGTTGCGTCTCCTGCGCCAGTTGTTGCGCCCGGACCCAGGGGCGCTCCCCTTCACCAGACAACCCCCTGAGCGCCACGTCCTCTGCTTCTCTGCGCCGCTGTGCCCGGGTACTCATCGCATCCCCCCATTGTTTGGCGCGTTTCGCCGCACACCGGAGCGCATCCCCCGCGCAGCTCCCCGCCCCGTAAGAGCAATATTAGTCGCCCCCGGTAGTTGGCTCCCCACACCAGCCACAGTGTGTGTGATATATCTTCGGCATGTTAGCCTTGAGCCTGACAAGCGCTAACCCTTGATCCCTCTGCCGTTGTTCAAAATCGCTGGTCTGGTCCAGCGGGTCCGCGTGTGTTGTCATCCCCTAAGCCCCTCAAGTCTCAACCGTACCGCCTCAAGTAACCTGTCCTGGCCTGCGGCTTTCGCGTCTAGCGACGCCAATACCGCCTCGTCCATCGTGTCCCGCGCCACCAACACGTGCAGCACCACCGGGGCCAGGCGGCCTGGGCGGTGCAGCCGCTTGTTCCACTGTTGGTACAGTTCGAGGTCGTAAATCGGTCCAAACCACACCCCGTGACCGCCGTTGCCTTGCAAATTCAGTCCGTGCGCGCCTTTCGCCGGGTGCAACAGCAGCATGTCGATTTCTCCACGGTTCCAGCGATCCTCGGTGTCCGGGTAATCGTTGAGCTCGACCGCTCCAGGGAATCGCGCCTTGATACGATCCCGCTCGTGTGCGTACCAATAGCCCACCAACAACGACACCCCGGGGTTGTCCTCAACCAGCTCTTCCAGAACGTCCAACTTTTCCGTATGCAGATGTTGTACGCCCCCTTGCTCGTCATATACCGCACCCCCCGCAATCTGCAGGAGCTTGCCCACGAGCACCGCCCGATTCACTGCCGCGACATCAGCACCGGCCAACGGCAGAAGAAATTCCCTCTCCAGGCGGTCGTACTGCGCCCGCGCGGCCGGGGACAGCGCCACCCGCACAGGGTTGATGGTGCGCTCCGGCAGCTGTATGGCGTCTTCAGGCAACAAGCTGACGCACAGGTCCTTGAGCTTCCGAAAGATGTCGTCTTCAGCACCGGGGATCAGCCGCCAGTCGACCACCTCTCCGTTGGCCAACCGGCGCCCGGGTGTGAAGTGCGCCGCCTTATACGCCGCCTGCGTGCGCCCAAGCCTTTCCCCCTGGTCCAACAAGTAAATCTGCGACCAGAGATCAAGCAAATGCTTCGGTCGCGGCGTACCTGACAACTCGATCAAGCGTCCCAACACCCCGTACTTGCGCAGCGCCTTTGCCGCGCGGTACCTGACCGAGCTCGCGTTACGAAACCCCTGCGCCTCGTCCAAAACAACCATGTCGTACGGCCAATGCCTCTTTCCGAGGTACCGAACCAGAGTCGCAAAGAGGTCCCGGCTGACAGTGTGGATCGCCTCTCCAGTCAAGAGCTTCAGGCGATCCACCGTCGGCAAGACCCGATTAACCGTCATCTGACGGCCACGACGGCGAACCGTGACGGCTTGCCGCTTCTGCTCTAAATCCTCAGCCGTCAGAACACGGCAGGAAAGGGCCTGAAAGGGCGCCCAGCGAGCGATCTCCGCCGGCCAGACGTTACTGGCCACCCTCTTCGGCGCGACCACCAGAACGCGCGCCACGTCGAGCGCCCCGATCAATCGAGAGATCACGGTCAGTGCGATCGCTGTTTTTCCAGAGCCCATGTCCGCCCAGATCGCGCAGTACGGATTCAGGAGCGCATGCTCGACCAGGCGCTCCTGAAAGGGGCGCAATACCAGGGGCTCAACCATCGTCGAGAGACAAACGGATCGGGGTTTGCAGCCCCCGGAACAGCGCGTCCACGGCTTCTTTGCAATCGACAACCTCCACCAAAGTGCCCCTCGCTTCACAACGGCGCATGAACCGCCCTTGCAGCGGCGACAGGGGCTCTCCGAAACGTTTGACCTCGACCAGCATCACCGTCCCCCCAGGCAGCAACAGCAACCGGTCAAACGCCCCTGCCGTGCCGGGAGAGACGAACTTGAGGCAGTCGCCACCACGTTTTCTGGTCTCTTTGGCAAGATATTGCTCAGTTACCGACTCTAAAGGAGGAGCGCTAACCATTAGAAATTCCTTATATACGGTTTGCGAAAGGCATACGAAGTCGAGGATTGCGCCTGCAAACGTTTCACAGAATCCCGGGGCCACAACAACCACCCACGTGAAGTGAGCTTTGGTTGTAGCCCCCGGTAATGCCCTCTCCGGTTGCGCTCGGTACGAATGGTCTGCGGGGTCACCCCCAACAGCCTGGCCAGATCATTGGTCGTCAAGGTGTGCGTCCCATTGGCCCGCGGTTTATTCCAGTCAGCCATCTCCGTCCTCCTCAACGCACGTTAAGCCCGGAGTTGATCAAGGCGTTCATGCTCACGACCAGGAGAAGCTCCGAGGTCGCTGCCGCCTGGATCGCCCCCGGAACCGAGAACCGGCGACGCACCTCCGTAAGCGCTTGCCTCGATATTTCGGTGCCGTCGATCAACGAAGGTGGCAACTCGGTAGGGGTTTCAGTTTTCCCCTTCGCTTCCACTTGCCCGAGCAACGTCCGAATGGCGGACACCAATTCCGAAACCGCTTCGGGCGGCGCTTCCTCGGCGTATTGTTTCTCGATTTTCCGTAGCGATTCTTCGAGGTCTTGCTCTTTCTTCCCCAGCGCGCGCAGATAGGCCTCAAGAAAAAACGAATCGGTCGAATAGAACTTCATGGTGCTTCTCCTTCTGGTTGATCGGCAGTCATTGCCGGGTTAGGTTACAGGTTACGGCGGTTACAGTTTTTTTCTCCTTTACCTGTATACAGCGTGAACATATACACAATATAAGATTCGGCTAATCTACCTATATATCTTCTTGCGTATACTGTATTTCTCGTTATCTGTAACCTATAATAACCTTGTTGTTTTTAAAGGGAAAAATCAGGTTACACTACCTCAAGAGGTTACAGTACAACTGGAACCTTTCACTGCAGAAAATCCGCCGCCCCTTTCGCAGCGTCCAATTCGACCCTAACTTGGTCTGTGCTTATCTCTCCCAGGCTTACTGCAACCCAGATGCGGTGAGCCTTCCCTTTCCATTTCACGACCCCGTAGAACGTGTAACCCATCGACTGCAGAAGCTTGTGGACGGTCTGCCCGCGAATTTTCTCGTCTGTCCTTGTCGCTATCTCCGCGGTCAGGCAGCTCGACGAAAGCACCCATTTGGTCACCCCGGCGGCCCCTTCCTCGATAATCTCCTCCGCCGCCAACTCGATGAAGTTGCGAGAAAGCTCGATCACACTGGCCTTCGTTTTCGTGTTTGGTGCCCACCCGTCCGCGTCGAACTCCGGGTGCATGGGGCACTCCAGCAACCATTTGCGCAGCGCCCCAGGGAAGCGCGAGACGGCGTCGAAGAGCCTCTTGAAGTGCCCCTCCTCGGTGATCCGCTCAGCGTCTGCAGATTTCAAGGCGGTCGGCAGCACGTAGTACCTGCGGTCCCCCTTCTTGATCACAATGCCGTCAAGGAAGTTGGAGAAGACCAGGTAGTTGGTGCAGTTGATCGCCTTGAAGTTGTCCTTGCCCTTCCCGTGCGTGTCGATCACGTCGTTCGCGACGAATTGCTTGATCTTGTTCACCACGTCGTGAGCGTTCACCCCGTGCAACTTGATCTCCTCGATGGCCCGCACGCAGTAGCCCACGGACCACCCAGAGAAGTCGCTCTTGCAAACGACGTTTGCATCCAGCGGCGCGACGTTGCCGGGGCCCATCACGTGACCCAGCAGGGAGGTCAGAAACGTCTTCCCTGTCCCTTCGTCCCCGGGTATGAACGGCGCCCAACGTATCTTCTTGCCGGGGTAGCGCGCGTTGTGCGCCAGCCACGAAACCAGGATCGCGCGTTCCCTATCGTCTGGGAACAACAAGGTCAGGTGAGCCTCTACCGTGGCGATGGCCGCCTCTTCGTTGCTGGTCAGTACAGGCGGCACCGGGGGAATGTCCCGACCGCTGTAGGTGTTGGCCCAGCGCACCCCCAGCATTTCGAACACCGGCTCGGCGGCCGGCAGGTACATCGTCCCGGCGACCGTCTCGACGTCCCACAGCAGCTTGCAGCACTGGGAGGCGCAGGTAATGCCGCGCTCAGGGTCGAAGTACGCCCAGGCCTGCCGATCAAATGCCATGTTGAACCCCTGCGGCGATACCGACTCGTGCGTGTCCAGGTGGAAGAAACGGTCCTTGTCGGTGCAGTACACCCAAGGTTTGGCCCAGGCCGGCATGTCGCGGTCGTCTTCGTGATTCGCCCGCGGCCGTACCAACATTCCGCGGGCGTCGCCGATGCGGACCGCGACCCCGAGCAGCCCCTCCAAACGGGTCTTGAGTACCTGCGCCAGGAACTCCCGATCGAGCGGCCCGAGGTCGGACACCTGGATGGCAGGCACCACCACACTGCGCAGCGCCTGCTCGTCCGGGGCCTCTGCAATCTGCTGGGCGAACGTGTCGCGAGCGGTCACCGCGGCCCCGGCGGTCACCTCGGCGGCGTCTTCGCTGATGCCGTCGAGCGTAGCCGCCCACGCGAGCATTGCCTGGTGCGAGGGCAGCTCGTTGACCGAGCACAGCGCCCGCTCGTCCGCGGACAGGCATGCATCCTTGGCGCCGAACTTGAACACCCGCACCAGGTCCCACGAATTGGCCAGCCGGTTGTCGAAGGGGTCGCTGTTGTGGGTGTTGCCGAGGTAAGCATCATCATCGGTGATGAAGCAACCCTCGGGCGAGCCTCCGTGGCTGTTCAACCAGGACACCCGGCGATCGGAGCCGACGGCATACTGGAACTCGTCAGGTAGCAGCTCCTCGATCACCCGGCTGATCGGATACGCCCGGCAGAAGGCCCCGATCAAGCCCGGTTTCTCGGTCGGATCGACCAGCTCTATATCGTCCCCTTCGTGCGTCACCTCGTCCGCCGCAGCGATCGCGACCGGGTCGATGACCAGATCAACCTCGTCGACGTCGCCCCGGTAAAGCCCGGCCCGCTTTTCAATCGGATCGACCGCGCCGTCCGTGAAGATCGGGTTCGCCACGTAGTGCACCTGCACCTTGCGGTAAGGGGCCACGTCGATCGGCAGCCCCAGGGCGCGTACCCAGGCTTTGTGCTCTGGCCCGGTGTAGGGGGTCTTGATCCACCACCAGATGTGGCACTTGAGCACACCAGGCTTGCGCCCGTGTGACGAGGACAGCTGCCAGTGGTAGCTGGCATTGTGGAACTCCGGCGGGTACTCGGTGGTGATCAGCTCCCGGATCGCGCCCTGTGGGTCCTCGACCGGGTCCATAATCATCGGCACATAGCCGTCGATGTCATCACAGCGCCAGTGGTGCGGCACCTCGTCGAACAGGGCGTTCAGCCGCGGGTATAGTCCCTCGCGCACTTGCAGGCCGCGCGCGCTGATGATGGCCTGGGCCTGCTCCTCGCCGACGAAAGCCCCACGGATCACACAGCGGGTGGGCTTGCCTCCGAGGTAAAGGAGTGCCGCCGACAGGGAGGACAGGTTGCGTATCGGTAGGGACTCGGAGGAGAAATTCTTCGCCCTGTCGTAGGGGATGACTGCGTCACCGGAGAACACCTTGGTGAGCTTTGGCCCGGCGGACTTCAGGACGGTGAGAAAATCACCCATCACACGCGCCCCATCAACCAGCTGTCATCGACCACGTAGAGCTGCGACTGCGCCCGGGTGATCGCCGTATAGGCCCACCGCCGGCACGCGTCGTCAGGCGGCAACGTGGCCTTGTCGGCCTGGTGTTCCTTGTTGGCGACCCCCCAGACAGCTGCGCGTTCATCGACCACGGCAACGCAGGGCCACTCGCCGCCCTGCGCGGTGTGTGCGGTGATCGCATAGCCGAAGGTGAGCGCCGCGCCTGTGTCCTCGTCGTCCGGCGGCACGAAGACCCCGCGCAGACTGTCCGCCTGCTCGCGTACCGTGGAGGGCAGCTGATCGGCGACAAAACGCACCATGTCGACATCGGCCAGCACGTCCTGGCCGGCGACCGACAGCTCTGCTTTCGCGAACCGCGTGCCTTTGACCCAGTTGAACGAAACCACCGTCGCCTGGGTGCCGTTGAGCAGCCAGTCGGAGTAATTGTTGCGACACACCACGATGTCCCCTGGCACCGGCAGAGGATCAGTGAAGTCCAGCGCCTGGCGAACGCGGGCATTAACCTTCTTGCGCACCACGTTGCGCCAGCACACGAACTGCGGGCGCTCGACATTGACCATCGTCGCGAACGGCAGGGAGGCCGGCGGGTAGAACCGATCGAGGTCTATCGCCTTCGGACGTGAGGAGGTGCGAACCTCCGTGGCCAGCCGCAGAATGTCGCCCTCGTTGCGCAGCACCTGGGTCAGCGTCGCATCATGTTTGCGGGTGCAGAAGTGCCCCCGCGGGCAGTTTCTGTCCCCCACCGGCGGCAGTTGGTTGGCGTCACCGACCAGAATCAGGGTGTCGCACATCTGGCGCAGATGTCCCAGCGCCCAGGAAGACAGCATCGAGGCTTCGTCCACAATGATCGTCTCGATGAATCTCAGTTTCTCCGGCGGCAATGAGCTCGCTTTGTAGTTCGGCTCGAAGATCAGACGTCGCCGGTGGTTCTCGACCAGCCGGAAGAAAACGGCGTACAGCGTCGCCGCATTAACCCCCTTGCCCTTCAGCACCGCCGCCGCCTTGTTCGTCGGGGTGACCACGACCGAGGGGATGCGGTTGCTGGACAGCAGCTCTTGCAGGTACGGGATGATTGTCGTTTTGCCGGTGCCGGCGTGGCCAGACAACGAGAGCTCCACGTAATCGTCAGCAACGCCGCGACACAGGATATCGAGTGCCTGTTGTTGTTCTTGGGTCAGCGGGCTCATGTGTTTTCCTTGTCTGCAGTCAGGAGGACGACTGAAATACTCGTGCCGGCGAACTCGTCGGCGTAATCCCTCGACCAGGACAAAGAGAACCCCGGCAGAACCGGCTTCCCTCTCGTGCTGGCGGGCAGCACAGCGACCAGGCGCCCCCCAGGACGCAGCAAGGTCGCCGCGTGCGACAGGTGCGCCTGCCAGCGGCCGTCGCTGAAGGGTGGGTTCATCACGATCCGGTCGAAAGGCCCCCCGTTCCAGACGAGGAAGTCCTCCCGGGCGACAGAGTGCCCCTTGGCGGCCAGCACCTGGCAATGCAGCTCGCTGACCTCCACGCACTGCGTGCGGTCCTTCGGCATGTGGTCTGCCAGCCCGCCCTGCCCGGCGCTGGGCTCCAGACACCGGTCGCGTGGCCCGATCTCGGCGGCTTCAATGGCCGCGCGGGCTACCGTCTCCGGGGTGGGGTAGAACTGATAGGCCTTCTGGTCCGGTAGGCACCCGCTGACGATGATTTCGGTGATCGCCTTGTGCGGGTAGTAATCGAAGGCGTACGACCCGTCGCCGGTCCGCACACCCCCGATCCGCTCAAGAACCCGCCCGGCTTCCGCCCGGCTGCCCTTGTTCTCCGTCACCCCGCCGTATGCCAGGTGCACTGTCTTGTCGGCGTTGATGCGCGCGTTCGCCAGCTCCTCGATCACTTGAAAAGGCAGCTGCTCGTTGAGGTACTTGCTCAGCGTCGAATCCGTCGTGCCGAGTTCCTGGGCGAGCTGCTTCTGTCGGTCATAAGTGCGGGCCGCCGCGCGGATGCGCTGCAGGGAAACCTCGCGGCGTCCTATTGAAATTTCTTTTCCGGTGGTTTCCATCACTGCGCGCTAGCCTGCGGAGGAGTACAGCGCTCGGCATGCAATTCTTTCAGCGCGTTTCCAAGCTCCCAATTCGGGCGCAGGCGAAAACGGTTCAGCAGCAAAGAGACATTGCTCTGCGTCGTCTTGCACCTTTCGGCGATTTGCAGTTGGGTCAGTCCTGAGTCCAGGAGGTCACTAATGAGGGAAGGCCAGTTCATCAGCAAAGAATATCACGTTCGTGATTTTGAAAGCAAACACCTTGGTGATTTTTCAAGAGCGGACAATCGAGGGATGCAAACTCTCGCCGATCGCATCAAAGCTTGCCGAGAGGAGAAGGCGCTGACCCAGGCCCAGCTGGCCCGCCTTGCTGGGTTGAGCAACCAGTCCATCATCGGAATGCTAGAGTCAGGGGACCGCAAACGCTCCAGCCACCTCCCTGCCATTGCAAGGGCCTTGGGGGTAGAGGTGCTCTGGCTGCAGTACGGCGAAGGGCCGAAGAACAAGCCTCTTGCTTCACCCCCGGGGGACCGCCGCCACCCGGTACGCCGTGCACTCTTCAAAGTGTCCGCCGGGATCAGCGGCTACGAGATCGAGTACGAAAACGGCGAGAGTGAGCCTATCTTCATGGCCCGTCGATGGTTCGAGCAGCACCAATACCGCCCGGAGCGCCTGCTCGCACTCAAAGTCACAGGACGTAGCATGGAGCCCAGCCTATACGATGGGGACCTGGTCATCGTGAACCTCGACGACACAGAACTGCGGGATGGCCACGTCTTCGCCGCCAACTATGAAGGGGAGGTGGTCATCAAACGGCTCAAGCGCGACGCGCAGCAGTGGTACCTGTCGTCGGACTCCCCGAACAAAATTCACTATGGCGACAAACGCTGTAGTGATGGCTGCGGCCTGATCGGCAGGATAATTTACCGGCAGACAGAGCACATCTGACCCCGTTGCTGCCGGGGCCCCCGAGCAAGCTCCCCCGCGCCCCCGCTAGCCCGCATCGTGCGGGCTTTTTTGTGCCCGCCCCTCCCCGAAGAAAAAAAAATCACAAAAGTGATTGACGAACGGAATCACAAACGTGATGATGGGAACCGTTGGCACGCAACACACCGCAGAACACCGCAGCCAACCCGCCCTGACCGGCAAGGTTCAAAGTCAGGCCCAAGCCACGCGGGTCACAGGGGCCGGTAACCGGAGGCCGAACAACCGGTGACGCTAAGAAGCCCGAAACGCAGGGTGGAGCCGAGAAGGCGCTGCTGATGGATGTCAGCAGACAGTCAGGGAAAACCTGACTCGATCTTTGGAGAAACACAACTGAATCGGCTGGCCTTCTCACGAGGGCCAGCATTGAAGCGGCCAACAACTAATCGGCGTACGCGAGAAGGGGAAGGGGGCGGGTTTTTGCTCCGCCTTCTGTTTGGCCGCTTCAATGCTGGAACCCCCAGCACCGAGCAGCGAGTAAACGGTGATCCTCAGTGGTGAGGCGCTGGTATGCCAAGCAAGAACACAAATACCACCGTGACAGCCCGGAGAGACGGGCAACTAATTATGCGAAGGCACCGTTGGACGCAACCGCGCTTAGTAGTGCCTACAAGGCGCGGCGCTGGGTTGGAGCGAATAAGGTAATACGGCAAAGCTAACCAACCGGCCGTGACAGCCCGGAGAGACGGGCAACACCAAACCCGAGAACCCCGCGCTCTCTACGCGCAAAAACGAGGAGAAACACCATATGACCACCATCCGCTACGGCCGCAGCTCCAACCAGTCTTCCTTCCGTTCCGGCGCCGCTCTCACCAACGACCAGATCGCACGGCACGCACCGAGCATCCTGGCCACCGAGGCGCACGAGTCCCGCGGGAAGCGCTACTCGTTCATCCCGACGATCGAGGTTCTCGACGGTCTGCGCAACGAGGGCTTCGAGCCCTTCGAGGTTCGGCAGACCCGCTGCCGTGACGCCGGCAAGCGTGAGTTCACCAAGCACCTGGTCCGCCTGCGCCACAGCAGCCTCGATCGCAACTATGCCGAGGTGCCGGAAATCGTCCTGGTCAACAGCCACGACGGCACCAGCTCCTATCAGTTGCTGTCCGGCATCTTCCGCATGGTCTGCAGCAATGGACTGATCGCCGGGGACATCTGCGACGACATCCGTATCCGCCACACCGGGAACGTCGTCAATGATGTCATCGAGGGCAGCTTCCGGGTGCTCGACAACCTCAAGTTGGTTGGTGAGCGGATCGAGGGCTACAAAGGGACGCAGCTCGCCCCGCGCGAGCAGAGTGCCTTTTTCGATGCCGCTGCCGAACTGCGTTGGGGGTCAGACGACAACGGTAACAGCTTGGCCCCTCTCCACCAGACCAGCTCGATCGGCACTGCCCGCCGCTACGAAGACCGCGGTGACGACGCCTGGCGGGTCTTCAACCGGGCACAGGAAAACCTGTTGGACGGGGGGCTGCTCGGTCGCAGCGCCAGCGGTCGCCGGACAAGGACGCGCCAGGTGCAGGGGGTCAACGAGAACGTTCGTTTGAACCGGGCCCTTTGGACTTTGATGGATCGCCTGGTGGATCACAAGAACGCCGAGCCGATTCTGGCAGCCGCTTGATCAATGAACCCCAGGGGCCTTCGGGCCCCTTCTCTTTTGGAAGCTGACAAGCATGGAAACAACGTTGAACGCCATCCGGGCCTGCGCCCCCTGCGAGCGTGGCTGGGCAAAACTTCTCCGGACCCTCGGAAAAACCTCCGCAGACGCAGAGCCGCTGCAGCTGTCTGTGATCCTCGACAGCAACGGGCTTGATGATGCGCTGTGGTGTTTGAGGGCAGTAACCGGGCGCGACAAAGAAATCCGTTTGTTCTCTGTCTGGTGTGCCAGGCAGGTACAACACCTGATGACAGACCGGCGTCCCGTCAACGCCCTAGACATAGCTGAAAAATTCGCGAATGGGCAAGCGACCCACTTGGAGTTAGAGGCGGCCAGGAGAGACTCCTTTGCCGCCGCCGTTGCCGCTTTTACCGCCGGTGACGCCCCCGGTGACGCCGCCGGGGCCGCCGCCGGGGCCGCCGCGGAACTGGGCGAGGAAGCGGGCTGCGCCGCCCTGGTTGTTGCCGGCGCGGCCGGTTTCCTGGGAGACGAAGAGGTCGCGCACCATGGTGGCGAGGGTCTTGGCGTCGGCGTAGCGGAGAGGGAAGACGCGCACGGAGGAGACGCTGGCGATGGCGGTGTCGAGTGCCTGCACGATTTCGGCGAGCCGGCGGATGTTGGCCTGGGTGTCGCTGACCACGATGGAGTTGCCTCCCTCGTTGGCGGCGAGGGTGGCAGTGGAGGACATGAGCGGCTGCAGGTCCTTGGTGAGCTGGACGGCGTTGATGTAACGGACGGGAATGATCTGGGTGACGATCTCGTCGGTGCGCGGGATGCTCTCCGGGTCCGACCCGCTGATGACCGGGACGTCCCGCTTTTTCGCGTCATCGCGGCTGACGATGGTGAGGGTGCGGCCGTTGCGGAGGGCGGCGTAGCCGTTCTTGTGGAGGACGGTATTGAGAAGGGCGACGGCCTCGTCCCTGTTGAGGGGTTGGTTGCTCCAGACATCCACCTTCCCGCGAACCTCGGTCTCAAGGTTGATGATAAAGCCCGCGGCATCGCTGAGATAGTCGAGGACCATCTCGAGCGGCACGCCGCGGAAATTGAGACGCAGGTCGCGTGGGCCCTCGCCGGGGGCGGGCTGGATGGCGGGCCGCGGTGTCACCTGGCGCATGGGGGAGGACGCTCGCGGGGAGGGCCGGGCCGAAGGGGCGGTCT